ATTTTTAACAAATTCACTTCCTTCTGGTGGATATGACGAAATGACTGTAGATTATGCCAAATCTAAAGTAAAATTTAAAAGCAATTCAGAAAATCGATGCGTTACTATTGAAGATTATGAAAATGCTATTTTACAGTCAAATATACCGGGAACAGACGATATAACAAAAATAACTGTACAAAATACAGAAATACCATCTCAAATAAAAATTTATGTTGAAAATTTAAGCGCAGAGAATGAATCTATTTTGATGGTTTATCTTGGAACAAAAGCAGTTGCTGGTATAAATTTAATTTACTCAATATGATTCTTTTATTCAATAAAATACCAATTTCATTAAAGAAAAAAATATCTATCATGCTTGATACGGTTTATCAAGCTCTTGGATCTGAATTTTTCAATGTTTCTGGGTCTCGGTGGTTAGGAGATAACCTTACAACAGAATCATTATTCCCAAAATGGATAACTAAAAAATCAAAAGAAAATCCATCTGATGTTTTAATTGTCGAAATAATAAAAAGTTATCAACGATGGTTATTTTCTGTAGAAAGAGGATATGGTGCTGCAGTACCTTGGGAAACAATAAGAGTTGCACAAAAAATTCCCGATAAACTTTTATTAGGATTTGCAGATCTATATTTTCCATCTCAAGATTTTTCATCAGAAGATTTAAATGATTTGCTTCCAAATATAAGAAAATTTTCAATACATTGTCAAGAAAATTATTTTCATAAAAAGGGAACTCCCGATGCTATAAAGTATTTGTTAGTAACTTTATTAAATTTACCAACTGACCAATGTGATGTTGTAACTGGTAGTCCTGGTTTTATAATAGTTCGTGCAAATGTTCCAGAAAAATATAAAAATTTTTTAAATAAATGTGTATATCCAGCGGGAATGACTATTCTATATGAGACTCCATAAAAATGTTTACACAAATAATGTCTTTTGCTATGGCAATAGCATCAAGAGGATTATCTAATAAAAAAATAGATTTACCAACCAAAAAATTAAGATATATTTCTTGTTTTGGATTAGATGATATTTCTTCTTGTCAAAATTTAATTAAAAGTAACAGTTCAAATTTTTTTTATTGCGGTGGTTGTAATTGTGGAGATCATCCCCATACATGGCTTATAAAAAATGAAGGTGAGTATTCAAAACTTGATTATCCTTCTTTAGATTGTCCTTTAAAAATGCCTGGATTTTCAAACTATGATCCAAATTCACCAAAAGAAAGTTTAAAAAGAAAACAAGAAATTGAAAATATGAATCCTGAAAAGTTAAATTTTGTCAAATTAACAATATCTATAGATGAAGAAAAAGAAAAAATATTAGATAAAATTACTAATGTATTAGAAAATTCATAAATAATTTTATGCAACCGACAACAAAGCAGGAATTTATTGACTATTGCTTCAGATCTCTTGGTGCTCCAGTAGTTCAAATTAATATTGATACAGAGCAAGCCGACGATAGACTTAACGAAGCTTTAGAATACATGTATGAAAGACACTTTGATTTTAATCAAAGAGCATGGTATCTCTACACAGTTACACCAGCAGATGTTGCCAATCAATATTTTGATACATCGGCATTTGGCGATGCTGTAGGAGCAAAAGAAGTTACATTACCAAGTGGTTCTACAGCTAAATGGCCTATTGCTTCCGACATTCGTACAATCAGTAAAGTTTATAGACCATCAGATATCTCTGGTGATTATATGTTTGATCTTAGATATCAATTAACTTTATTTGATTTCTTCGGACTTTATTTTAATCAAGGTGGTTTGCATACTGGTCCAATGGCAACGTACATGGAAGCGATGAGTTATTTAAAATTAGTAAATGATGTATTTAATTATCCATGTTCATTTACTTTTTCTAGAACAACTCAAAGATTGTTTTTAGAAATAGAAAATGAAAAAATGATACCCGGCCAATATTTACTTGTTGAAGCTTATGTTCAAATAGATCCGAACCAATACTCTAGAGTTTGGAATGATCGTATATTTAAAAAATACTATACGGCATTATTAAAAAAACAATGGGCACAAAACTTAATGAAATTTGCTGGGGTTCCACTTCCAGGTGGGGCTCAATTAAATGCTGCTGCGATAATGGCAGATGCTGTAAATGAATTAAATCAAATAGAACAAAGCTTGGTTAAAACACAAGAACTTCCACCAGATCCACTAATAGGATAATAATGTTTGATTATTTTTACAACAAAAGCCTTAGAAAAATAGTTGTAGGGTTTGGTGCATTATTTAATCAAATTTATGTTGAACATGCAAATCCTGATGATGTTAATACTCCAATTAAAATTAAAGTTCCAATAACTTATGCACCACAAGAAAAATTTATAAGAAGACTTTTAGAACCATCTTCAATCGCAGAAGGAACAAGAATAGAAACTCAATTACCAAAATTGAGTTATATGATGACTAGTATTAAACAAGATACGAGTCGTAGAAGAAATAAAACAGTTCCATTAAAATCTACCACTCCATCTGGTTTGAGTTGTTCTGCATCAGGAGAACAAATATCTGAACAAATACCTGTTAATGTTAGTTTTTCTTTGTTTATATACACACGACACATAGATGATACTTTACAAATTGCAGAACAAATAATACCATATTTTAATCCAGACCATATTATTCAATTGCAAATGAATAATGTTCAAGAAACAGTACAAATACCAATAGTTATGGTTGATAACAATATTACGGAAAAATATGATGGTGATTTGTCAAGTAGAAGAATAAATATATCATCTTTCACTTTTATAGCTAAAACATTTATTTATGGGCCTGTTAGGAGTTTTACTCAAATTGTCGATAGTGGTAATATTGAAATTGATGAATTATGAATATTAATAAAAATTTAGCGTCTTTTTTTAATGTCCCAAATACAACTACTCCTACAAAAATTAGTGGTGGTACGTTTGATTCAACAAATTTTCAAAAAGATTATGAATTAGTTCAAAGCAATTTAAAAAATCTTTTGGGAAATGGTAATATAGCATTAGAAAGTGCACTAAAAGTAGCAACAGAATCAGATAGTCCTAGAGCATTTGAGGTTGTAGCAATTTTATTAAAAACAATGGCTGATTTGAATAATAATGTTCTTGATGTTCATAAAAAAGCAAAAGATACAACAACTTCAAAAGTAGAAGTTAAACAAACAAATAACTCAGTGTTTGTTGGATCGACTAAGGATCTTCAAAATTTACTGAATAAAGAAAGAAGTACGGATAAAGATGTGATTGAGGCCGAGGTGTTGGATGACAAACAACAATAATCAAGGATATAGAAACAATCCAAATCTAAAACTTCCTGGTGTAGAATTACAATACACCAAAGAAGAATTAGAAGAATATTTAAAATGTGCAAATGATCCCGTTTATTTTTGTGAAAAATACATAAAAGTAAAAACGCTGGATAAAGGTATAGTTCCATTTAAACTTTATAATTATCAGAAAAAATTTATTAGAGAAATACATAATAATAGATTTGTAATTTCTAAATGGCCTCGCCAATGTGGTAAATCGACTTGTGTTACCAGTTATATTTGTCATTATGTTACTTTTAACCAAAGCGTAAATGTTGCCATTTTAGCAAACAGATTAAAGACTGCCAAAGAAGAACTTTTTTCTAAATTACAACTAGCCTATGAGAATCTGCCTCACTTTCTGCAGCAGGGGGTCGTAGAATGGAATAAGACGAGTTTTAAGCTCGAAAACGGGTCTAGAGTCATGTGTGACGCCACCTCCTCTACGGCCATTCGTGGTGGCTCCTACAACCTCCTACTACTTGACGAATATGCGTTCTTGCCTAGTCACGTTGCAGAAGAATTTTATACATCTACGTATCCTACAATTTCTGCAGGTACAACCACCAAACTTATTATTGTATCAACCCCCAACGGGATGAATCACTTTCATAAACTTTGGGTAGACGCCAATCGCGCAAACGATCATAAATTAAAAAATAAATTTGTACCAGTAGAAGTAAGTTGGAGAGAAACACCCATAAGCCCAGGCAAACCAGATTTACGTGATGATAAATGGGCAGCAGAACAAATTGCCAATACAAGCGCAGATCAGTTTGAACAAGAATACGGATGTAACTTTTTAGGTTCTTCTAATACTTTAATATCAACTAGTAAACTCAATGTATTGGCCGCTGAAGAATTTTTGTCCGAAGATTCGGATGGTCTTAGAATTTATGAAAATCCAGATAAAAATAAAATATACTTTTTAATGGCAGATGTTGCAAGAGGACAAGGCTCTGATTACTCTGCATTTACTGTTGTAAGTGGAAATGAAGCCCCTTATAAGGTTGTAGCGTCGTACAGAAATAATACTATAAGTCCCTTTGCGTTTCCAAATGTTATTAAAAAAGTTGGTGAAATGTATAACAATGCTTATGTTCTTGTAGAGACAAATGACATTGGTAGTCAAATTTCCGCAATTCTTTATAATGATTTGGATTATGAAAATTTATTGATGACCAAAATTATGGGAAGAAAAGGACAAATACTTTCACAAGGTTTTGCCAATGGTAAAAGCGAAATGGGTTTGCGAACTACAGCCCAAACTAAAAAATTGGGATGTGCAATATTTAAAACTTTAGTTGAACAAGACAAAATTTTAATAAATGACGAAAGAATCATACAAGAAATGATGACTTTCGTTTCAAGATCAAATACGTTCAAAGCAGATGATGGGCATCATGATGATATGATAATGACTTTAGTGTTCTTTTCTTGGCTTTGTAGACAGGAATATTATTCCGATTTAATAGAAAGTGCAAAACTTAATTATGAAGAAGCTAAAAAACCAGAAGATGATAATACTTTGTTTATGCTAAATGCAAATGATTTGGATGATGATCAATTTACTGCAAATGGTGCTATTTGGTATCCAGCCTAAAAATTATAAATAATTTTAAGGTATAAAAAGATCAATGCCAACATTAGAATCATTCATTTCTCCAAATTATTTCAATTCAGAAACTGCAACAACACCACTTTATGCTGGTATGTTAGCAGGTTCAACGTATAGACCTCCCACGTTTAATGGTGTAAGTTTTTCAACAAGCACTGATCCGGGTGGTCTTTTTGGTTGGCTTATATATGCAAGAACTGAGGAATCCACGCCAACAAAGGGCGCTACTACGGATACATATCTTGTTTATACAACCCCATCTGAACTTGTTAATGATTTAAATGCATTATCAGGTGTTACTTATTGCTTGCTCACAACTGCCCCCGATCAAGGTGGTACATATGGATTTTTTAAAGCGAGTGGAAACGCTATATCTGGATTAACAACTGGTGGGCTTGATTTCTTATATGCACTATCATATCTTGCTTATGGCGGTGTGTTAGTTATTGCTGGCTCGACAGCAGGATTAAATAATTATGAAATT